ATCGTACCGACAACATCTCTGGTTGAACAGATGTATTCTGACTTTAAATCTTATGGTTGGAATGTAGAAAAGAACTGCCATAGATTGTATAGTGGTTATTCTAATCAAACAGATAAGAAAGTTTTAATATCTACATGGCAGAGTTTATATAAATTGCCGAAGGATTATTTTAGTCAATTTGGTGTAGTGTTTGGTGATGAAGCACATCTATTTAAATCTAAATCATTAACAGAAATCATGTCAAAACTTACCGACTGTAAATATCGTATCGGTCTTACAGGTACACTTGATGGTGCTCACACACATAAACTTGTATTAGAAGGTCTGTTTGGTGCTGTAAATAAAGTTACATCAACTCGAAAACTTATGGATAAACAACAACTATCAAATTTAGTGGTGCGTTGTTTAATACTAAAACATAATGAAGCAAATTCAAAGATGGTAGTCAATGGTAAGTATCAAGATGAGATTGACTATCTAGTAAGTTCAACTGCCAGAAATAACTTTATTAAGAACTTAGCACTCAAGGCAAAAGGTAATACATTAGTCTTATTTCAACTCGTAGAGAAACATGGTAAAAATCTTTATGATATAATCAAAGATAAAGCAGATGCCGATAGAAAGATTTTCTATATTCATGGTGGTGTTGAAACAGATGAACGAGAGAAAGCTCGGGCAATCGTAGAGAACGAAAACAATGCTATTATTATTGCAAGTTACGGCACATTCTCTACTGGTATTAATATTAAGAACTTACATAATATAGTTTTTGCCAGTCCTTCTAAGAGTAGGATTAGAAATCTACAATCGATTGGTCGTGGTTTACGATTAGGTGATAATAAGATAAACGCTACCTTGTATGATATAGCAGATGACCTATCATATAAAACAAAAGAGAATTACACTTTAAGACATTTTCAGGAGAGAATAAATATCTATACTGAGGAAGAATTTGATTACGAAATGCATAACATAGAATTAAAGGACTGATAAATAGTAGTATGGATAAAGAAGAAATTAAAAACTATCAGATGATTAAGTTAACAAATGGCACCTTACTGATTGGTCAGATCGTTGCGAATCACAAAGAAGAACTTGTGATAGAAATGCCACTACAACTTAAAACTGTAGCACGAACTACATCTTTTGGTGTTAAAGATGATTCTACACTTACACCTTGGATACCATTTACAGATGATAGAAGATTATCCATTCCTACAGATAAGATAATATCAGTAGTTAATGCTAATAAAGATATTTCAAATTACTATGAGGTTATATTAGATAAGTTAAATAAACCTAAAGAGGCTGTGCAACAACTATCGCCTAAAGATATATCAAAGATATTAGAAATTGCGGATGAACTTGATAGGCAAGATCGAGGTGAAGAATATGATGAGGAAGATGTGAATCATTTGATTAATAAGACCAAGACTGTACACTAGGTATAGCTGGTTCTCTGAAAAGACTACATAGTCTATTATACACACATTCCCACAAGTGTCAAGCTCCTGCGAAAATTAAATTAAAATATTGTTTACACCTTGACAAAGGCACCTAAATACTGTATAATAAGAGATATTATGGAAAACAAAAAAACATTAAAAGCAAAACAAAAACCTCACTATGTAGATAACAAGAAGTTTCTTGAGGCGATGACCGATTACAGATTAAAATGTCAAAAGGCAGCCGCAAGAAATAGAAGAAATCCACCTGTTACTAATTATATAGGGGAGTGTTTTTTAAAGATAGCAAATCATTTATCTTATAGACCTAATTTTATTAACTATACTTACCGAGACGATATGATCTCGGATGGCATAGAAAACTGTTTACAGTATATGAGCAACTTTGATCCCGCTAAATCAAAGAATCCGTTTGCATACTTTACACAAATTATATACTATGCATTTATTAGACGAATTCAAAAAGAAAAGAAACAACAACTAGTAAAATCTAGATTGATTATAAATTCAGGTGTTGAAAGTATGATGGATCAGTTAGTTGGCGATGATGCTAAGTATCATAGTTCAATGTTAGATTTCTTACAAAGAAACACCATTATAGAAGAACCAGTAGTAAAGAAAAAGACTAAGACTAAAAAGTAATTGAGTAGGTAGGTATGAAGATTGCATTATTAAACGACACCCATTTTGGTGCCAGAAACGATAGCATTATATTTGATGACTATTTTCACAAATTTTATGATGAGATATTTTTTCCTTATTTAAAGGAACATAATATAAAGACTCTCATTCATCTAGGTGATGTAGTTGATCGTAGAAAGTTTATCAACTATAGAGTTGCTGATAACTTTAGAAAGAAGTTTCTAACAAAACTTTGGGATGAAAAGATAGACACCCATATCATTATCGGTAATCACGATATATATTTTCGAAATACAAATAAAGTAAATGCATTACAGCAGTTATGTACTTCTGCCGATGGGGTTAATGAGCCGTGGATATATGAAGATCCAAAAGTAGTTGACTTTGATGGTCTTAAAGTATTAATGTTACCATGGATTAATCCAGAGAATGAAAAAGAATCTTTAGATATGTTAGATACTGCTGAGGCAGATGTCTGTTTAGCACACCTAGACTTAAATGGTTTTGTTATGCACGATACTATTACACAATATCACGGATACGATAAAAGTATTGTTAAGAGATTTGAGAAAACATATAGTGGTCATTTTCATAACAGAAGTGATGATGGTCAAATATACTATCTCGGTTCTCAATACGAAATGAACTGGTCAGATTACAATGTACAAAAAGGTTTTCACATATTAGATACCGATACTAGAGAAGTGGAGTTCATTCCTAATCCACTCACCATTTACAAAAAATTGATGTATGATGATTCGCAAACGGATTATGATAAGTTTGATGTTTCGAACTTTAATCAAAAATTCGTGAAATTAATAGTGGTTAATAAAAAAGATAACGAAATGTTTGACAGACTGCTAGAAAAGATGTATAATAGCATAAGTGTACATGAGCTAAAGATACTTGAAGATTATTCTGATTTATCACACCACAATGTAAGTGATGATGTTGTTGAAGGATCCGAAGATACGATTACACTTGTTAATAATTATGTGGATCAATTGAGTGTTGATTTAGATAAAGACAGATTGAAAGTTATGATAAAAGAAATGTTTATCGAGGCACAAGATACAGATGCCGTTAGTGAAGGATGAAATATAAAGTAATATATGCAGACCCACCATGGTATTTTAAATCATATTCTAAAAAAGGTGAAGGCAGAAATGCAACTCAACATTATGATTGTATGTCAATTGACGATATTTGTAATATGGATATCGATAGTATTGCTGACAAAGATTGTGTTCTTCTTATGTGGGTTACTGATCCGTGTTTATTGGATGCCTTTAAGGTTATTCAATCTTGGGGTTTCACTTACAAAACGGTAGGGTTCACCTGGGCGAAAACTAACCAGAAGTCGTTAGGGTTCTTTACAGGTATGGGATACTGGACACGATCTAATCCCGAAATGTGTTTACTTGCAACAAGAGGTAAACCAAAAAGACTTGATAAATCAATTAAACAATTGGTTGTATCAGAAAGACGAGAACATAGTAGAAAACCAGACGAGATGTATGGTTATATAGAAAAGATGTTAGAAGGACCTTATATAGAAATGTTTGCAAGAACGACTCGTAAGGGCTGGGATAACTTTGGTAATGAGGTAAATAAATTTGATAATATTTAAAACAGTAAGATATAAAAACTTTTTAAGTACAGGACAACAATTCATTGAGATACAATTAAATAGGGCACCTGCCACTTTAGTTGTCGGTGAAAACGGTGCTGGTAAATCTACAATGTTAGACGCATTGTGTTTTGGTCTATTTCAAAGACCATTTCGTAACATTAAAAAAGATCAGTTAATCAATTCAATCAACGAGAAAGAATGTGTGGTTGAAGTTGAGTTTACAGTTGGTAAAAAAGATTACAAGATCATTAGATGTATCAAACCTAATAAGTTCGAGATATGGTGTGACGGTGATATGTTAAATCAAGACGCTGCGGTTAGAGATTATCAGAAACATCTAGAACAACAAATTCTTAAACTAAACTTTAGATCATTTACTCAAGTTGTGATTCTTGGTAACGCTTCGTTTGTACCATTTATGCAATTGAAGGCAAGATACAGACGCCAAGTTGTAGAAGAAATACTAGACATTGAGATATTTTCTAAAATGAACCTAATGTTTAGAGAGAAACAAAAGGCACAAGACGAAGTTATTAAACAGGCAGACTTTGATTATCAGCTACTTGATAGTAAAATAGATACACAAAAGAAACACATTGACGATATTAGTCAAAGTAATTTAGAGTCCATTGATACTAAAAGATTAGACATAAAAAAGAGTGAAGTTGATATTAAGAACTATCAAAAAGATATTGATGACACCATGACTGAAAAGGCAAAACTACAAAAAGAAATACTAGATGAGGTTACTGTAAATAGTAGATATAAGAAACTTCATACGACAGAGGCAAAGTTAGAAAATTCTTGTAGTAAACATAAGAAAGATTTAAGGTTCTTTGAAAGTCATGCCGATTGTCCTACTTGTCAACAAGATATTGATGAGGCATTTAAATCTGAAATAATGACCAAGAAGAAAAACAAAGTTGATGAAATTGAAAGTGCTATGCAACAACTCGATAAACAGATTAAAGGCACAGAAGTTAGATTAAAAAAGATTAACGATACGACAGTATTAATAAGAGAGCAAGAGTTATTAATCAATCGTTTTCAAACCTCTATTAATGAGATACAAAAATATATCGCTAAAATTAATAAAGAGATAGAAGAATTATCAGATGAGAAGTTTTCATCAGGTGTTGCCACTGGAGAGTTATCCCAGTTGCAAGAAAATCTGACGACAGCTGATCTAGATAAAAAGAAGTATAAAGAAGAAAAACTTTATATTGATACTGCTAGAGTTCTTATGCAAGATACTGGTATTAAGACTAAAATCATTAAGCAATACCTACCCATAATGAATCAGTATATTA